GGTACTTTCAATACTATTCCCTCAGACCCTGATACTGAAATACGCTTATTTGGCGTTTGACTTGCTTGCAAAATGTTAACACTCCGAGTTGCGATGTCATTAAGTTGAGGATAAAAACTTGCTATTATCCCTCCGCTTGTGGTTGTTAAAGTTCGAGTTAATATTGTTATAATGAAGTTTGTTCTTAAAAACGTGAACCCTTCCAATTTCGCTGATACGTTGTTTTGCGAGAGGAACTCTGATAGTATGTCAATAATTTGAATATTATCCCCAGTTGCTCCACCAGGTGGTATCTCAAAGTCATAAATAGCATACATACGTGATAATACATCTTTGATTGAATGATCTCTTTTCTCCTTCATGACTCCCAACTTCTGCATATCGAGTTCAATTTGCTTTGGAACTGTTTCTGGCTTTAACCTCATAACAGTATCAAGCGTAACAATTTGTTTTTGTATTGCATTCTGAGAATTGGGGTCTGAGTATCGCATCATATGCAGTGTAGGTTTAGACAGTGTAGATACTGGATTTTCATACTGAGTAACCCACAATGGTTCTGATACGCTTGCTTTTGATGGTAGTACAGGGGATACATTCAAAGAGAAAACAAACCTACATGTACTATTCAACGTTGTAACAATACTTGCCGTTACATTAGTAACACCGCGAGGTAACGTAGTCAATTGTTGATTTGCCGTTGATTGTGCCTCCATACGAACTCCAATATCAAACCAATCTGATGTTAATATTACAGTTCCACTACGTTCACTGTCTGATGAAGCTGACAAAGTCATTGAGATTATGGAGTTTTGTGTTATTGCAGGAATTTGGAAGGGAATAATTGCACCATTTCCTCCTTGTCCATTAAATATTAAATTTCCATTTTCCATGTGTTGCATTTTGTTATTATTGTTTTGTTTATATTCTTGATGTGTTTGAGCAATCCATTTTTGCACGTTCACCGTCGGATTAAACTGGTGACGTGTTTGTTTTTGTGAATCTTCGAGAGGGCTGCTCTCGGGGCGTCCACCCAATTGAATAATTGTACCCCCTTCTTCTTCTAATTCTAAATTTTCGTCGACGTCTATGATAGGTTCAAGTTGATTAAAGTAATCATTAGAGAAAAATAACAATCCATCTGAATTTCGTACAATTTTTCTTAAAGTGAGTTGTCCAAAATAACATTCTGGTTCTAGAAGTAAATTTCTTATTTTACATTCATGGAGTAATAATGGGACATACTTGTCGAGAACTTCTGGCGTATGTAAAGACAATTCTCTAATAGCTGTTCTCACATTTACTTGCATTTGTATTTCCTTCATCTCATATGAATTGTCCTTCACTCTGTCCCAGTTAATTGGTTCAAAAATGGAAACTAATTCTAAAGGTGCAATCCATCTATTATAATGATTATCGTAGGCAAAGTGTCTCTTAAGAATTGTAACCTCACTCAAATAACGATATTCAAAGTGTGTTGAATCTTTGGCATCTGTTGTATAAACATGCCCATATCGTTTCATAACTGTTGTTATTAAATTAGGATCCATAATATTCACCAATTTCTTGTGATAGCTATGAAGATTATCATCTCCATAGTAAACTCCTCTGTAATAATGATGCAAATCCTGTTGAATTTCAATCGCTTCCACTTTGTCAATTTCCTCAAGCACTTGGAACAATACCATAAAATTTAAACCAATGTTATACAATGTATTCACTAGTGTAGTTGCTGGATTTCCTGACGGTTGTCCTCTAGAAACTTGAATTACTGTATTTCCAAAAAGTTGTTGCGAATCAACAAGTTCATTCCACAAACTTTCACATACTTTTGATTCCCTCCCATAGATATATTCAATGAAGTCAAATATCATCCATAATAAATTTAGAATCAATGTTCCGTCAAAGTTTGTGAAATCACCTGCCAAGAATTGTTTTGAATTTTTCGGTGCTACTTCGGCCAGTAAATTAACTATATCATCCACATCTTTGCTATACATGTTTACTCCGACTAATGAATAGTTAAAAATTCTTTCCTCCATGATTGTTGCAAAATAATCCAAATATTTTTCCCTAAATATAATAGTAAATGCTAGAGGTGCTGCTGCAAATGCTCTTGACTTACATGCTTTTGCTTTTGCTTTAGAAACAAGTTCATCCTTTATAGTTGCAACAAATACGATGTTTGGTCTCACATTATTTCCCACACATTCATGAAACTCATTTATTAATTGCTCAACTCTGGGGTGATCCAAAATCCAATTTTCGTTCTCTCCTAAATATTCTTTCTTTCCCGCCATAGTAGTTTCCACATTTAGTGGGTATCCAGCTGAAGACTTTCGATTAATTGCACAAATAAATTCGTTTCCTTCTACTCCCTTGATAGCTTCTTCTCTTGTTAATTCCCTTACTTTTCTAATAGGAGTGAACTTGTGATGTAAAATACTCTTGAATAAATGCTCACTTTCAAATGATAGAGTCTTGTGTGGAGTTAAATATTTTCGCATTGATTTACATATTACGTGTTCTCCATCTGGTGTAAAAGAGAGCTGAGCTGGTTCTTTTTGTGATTCAAATACAGTGTTATACAGAATGGATTTTCGCAGTTTTGTTTTTGATGGTGATCGCAATAAATGTGGCACTACTCTCAAATACGTAAACTCGTCTGCTTTTATATGCGTATTGAACTTACCTTCTATCCTCTCTAAATGCACTCCCAATTGTGTTATTGATTCAATCATTTCTTTAGTTATTATTTGCCCGTAGCTCTTGTCTACGTTATTATAACCAGCCATGTGTATTCCCAATATTTTTCCAGGATATTCTGCATTATTTCCAATTACAACGCTTCCGCAATAACCAGTGAAACTCTGCATTGGATATTCCATAGTGTTAAAGGAATACAAATCTTCATTGTCTCTACCCAACAATTCCAAAGCTTCAGT